CAACAGATCGCTGTTGGTGATTGCATTCACAGCATCGCCTTGCGCATCGTAGATAGATGCAATCACACGTTCGATCACACCCAGCTTCTTGACTTTAGCCGGACTAGATATCCAGATGGGCAAGTTGAATCTCAAGGTAGCAATGTCAATGGGATTTTCTGTGCCCATGGGAATGGTACGACTGCTCCACTGCACACTTTCTAGTTCTACCACACTCAAGCTGGTCCAGTCAATGTAGTTGTCGGTGCTTTGTATTTCCAAACTGGGATTGAACAAGGTCAGAATCTGTTCCAGCAACTGAAACTTTTGATTGGTGTTTGAAGTCCATATATCCAGATTCAGTGTGAGCTTGTAGGGCACAGGCATCAAGCGTTCAATACTGAATGCATTGCCTTGTGTTCGTTCATATGTTTCTGTAGACTCATCATAGGTGCGTTGACGCACAGCAATCTTGCTGACATGATAGGGTTCTTGCATTCTGGGACGATCGTAGTCCAGGGCAGCAACATAAAATGTCATCAAGGGTGTAGCTGGCAAGCTGTTGGCTGAGTTTTCCTGAATAATGGTCTGTGCATTACGACTGGCATCGCCATATCGTACAGGTACTCGCAACAAGGCAGCAGCATCGCTGCCGTCTTCGCGACCGTACTCAATTTGAAAATTGCTGAATATACGAGTAAATTGCAGTAGGAATCTGCGTATCTGCTCGTCATAAAAAAATTGCTGCATTGTTAGTATCCTGGTGGGCGCGGGTTAGGCGGTTTGTTGCCACCATCATCACCGTTGTCTGCTCGGGGTCGCAGTATTTCTGACAGGCTTTGGCGGCTGGGAATATTGCCCATGTCCGTGGTAGGCACTGTGTATGTATTGTTCACAAAGCCTGAGCGCAATGTTTTGTTCAACGGGCCATTGTTGAGATCAGTGCGTACTCGATCTTCAATCTTGATCCAACGACGACCGTCATATCTAAACAGTCGATTGGGTTGATAGTCCAGTCTCAAGGCAAAATCACCGCTGACAGGATTGACTGGAAAACTTACTCCAGGAGTCACAGGGAAAGCGTTGGGTGCTAATCCATCTCCGGTTAGGTAACCCATGGTGTAGCCATCGCTTCTTGGAGTTACATTCATGCCACCTTCAGTTCCGTCGGCAGTAGTACCTGTGTCGGCGGTGAGACCATAAGGATTGGCTGGTTGTCCGTCCAGCAGTGTGGGTGTGATGTAGAACTTGGTGACATCATAACCACTGAGTGGAACCTCTACGTCAGCCTGTGTCAGTATGGCATCGTTGATTTGATTGTCTTTGGTGCGTGTGCTGAATACATCACTTTGTGTAGGCGGAGTGTACACAACCCATTTAGAAGTATCTGTAATGGGTGTTCCTGCAGGCACGTTGGCAATGGCCTGATAGTACACATCGCTTTGGTTTACTATGTCTCCAGCAGGATAAAAGTTTCCTGGATCCCAGATCTGTTCCATCACTACTGGTTTTTTCAAGATATCCTTGTACTCTTGTGCGTTGGTTAGTGGTGTTGCTTTCACACGCCACAGGTGTGGCAACCAAGTTTGGCTAAATCCTTCACTCGCAAAACTTGCATCTTGTATCACATAGTATTTGGGCAACGGTAATGGTATGGCACTGTTCAAGGGATTGTAGTCTCTGAGGTTGGGCACTTCCAACACATCGCCAGTCATGAGTTTTCTACCAAAGGTGTCAATCATGAGGTTGTAGTGAAAAGTAATGAACAAGGTATCGTTGTTCAAAAACAATCCAAATTGACTGAGGTCAAAATCAATGTCTTGTGAATTGTACACACCGCGCATGACATAGATGTCTTGGTCATACACTCGATCACGGTTTTCCAACAACAATAGATCTTGAATGTTTAGTGGACTCAGTTCGTCGTACACAGGTTGGGTAGCGTCAGCATTGCCAGAGAATGCTGAATCTTCGCCCCCAGTTTCAGGTCCCATAAATTTGTGTACATAGATGTCTACGCCGCCCACAGTGTACATTTCAGCAATGGTGCGATCCAAAAATTGGTAATCACGGGTTCGATTGGGGCGGTATAGGCTAAGTCTTGGCATGGTAATACTATTTATGTACAGGTTGACCATAATTCCGAAACCTGCTATAATACACACTTATCCACTTCGGGAGTATGTTATGAAAGCCGCTAACTTTTTAACAAAATACACAGGCCCAAAAGGCAAGGGGTTTATACAACCCTACGACAAAGTAAAAGCCACAGAAAAATGGGTAGAGTATGCACTTGACATTGTGGACATGAGCCGTATAATAATGACAGTGGACTTCAACACAAAATGGAAACTAGCAGAGGCACTGGAAGTGGCAGAACGCAAAAAAGCCTGGATGTATAAACACAAAAATTTTGACGTTAACCGTGCTGCCAAACTTTTTGACACCGTAAAACACTTGCCCAGAACTAAGTAAGGAACAATTATGATTGCAACCAAATCTGTCAAGCCCTTGAATCCTCGTAGTGCCGATACCAATGCCATGGGCATGGAACCCACATGGCGAGTGCAACCCGCCGACAATCGTATCAGTGCCTTTAGTCATGCGTTTTCTTGGTACAATTATTTTTATGGCAAAAAAGATGCTCGTGAGATGATTGTAAACTATTTGGAATTGCATGGTCGCAAAGGCGACGTTCGTACACTCAAACGCATTCCTGACAGCTCAATCCGACTCACAACCGGTTGGCTATGCCGCATGAGCATGGTGGGACTGGAGCTCACAGAGCCGGAACAGATCAAATTAGACAACTTGCTAAAAGAGATTTTAGAATCCAAACAAGATGAAGAAGCAGAGGAAATAGTAGCTGAGGAAACAGTACCAAAGATTACCATTCAGGACAGGCTCCGAGAAAAGGTATCTGAATGTGCAGGTGAAATGGATGGCCTGTTTGATGACTTCATTGCGTCTGGAGCCAAGCTCAACGCAGACTACAAACCCGTGGCGCTCATGCGTAGCCTAAACATTGCACCACAAATGGTCAATGATATCAAGCAAATCTGGACACGCAAACTTGTGGAGTTTGATGAGGCAGTGGCAGGCAAAGATGCGGACTTGGCACAGGGCTACGGCTACCTGTCTAAAATACAGTTACGGAACTGCGTAAAGTTCTGTGAGCTTGTGATTTCGGACTGTGGTGCCTATGTACAGATTAAAAAGGTTGAACGTAAACCACGAGCAGTCAAGGCAGTGCCACCAGAGAAACGTGCCGCAAAGTTCAAGTGTATTGTAGAATTTGCAGAGCTCAAACTCAAAGGCTTACCGGCCGCAAGTTTAGTGGACAAAGCTGAAGCCTGGTTGTACGACACTAAAAAACGCAAGCTAATCCACCTTATGGCAGATGAATACACCAAAGTTTTCACAGTGAAATCCAATGCTGTTATTGGATTTAGCACAGTGGAAAGCCAACAAAAAACTGTGCGCAAGCCAGCAGACGTGCTCAAAGCCATGAGTGCCGCAGGCAAGCCAGCCGCTAGAAAGATCTACAAGGACTTGACCACTACAGAAACACCGTTTAACGGACGTGGTACAGAGAACTTGATCATTCTAAAAAGCTGGTAAATAAAGGGGACGGAGTCCCCCAATGGCAGAACAGCAACAGAACTCGCTTGAGACGCTCAAGCAAAATTTGATAGAGTACGTGAAACTCCAGCTTGGTGATCAAATCATTGACATCGAGCTGGATCCTTCTCACTACGAAGCAGCGTACCAAAAGACCATTGGCACATACAGACAACGTGCCAGCAATGCCTATGAAGAAAGCTACAGCTTCATGGAACTGGTCAAGGACGTAAACATCTACACTCTGCCACAAGAAATTGTCAGTGTGCGTCAGATCTTTAGACGCACATTTGGCGACAGCACAGGTCCATTTGCCTCAAACTTTGACCCGTTTGCTCAAGCAAGTCTCAACGTGTACCTTATGAACTTCAACGTGGCAGGCGGCCTAGCCACATACGACTTCTACAGTCAGTATGTTGAGTTGGCAGCACGTATGTTTGGCGGCTACATGAATTACACATGGAACCCTGTGACCAAAAAGCTGCAACTGATTCGTGATCCAAAAGGCACCGGTGAAAACGTGTTGCTGTGGAGTTACAATCTCAAACCTGAATTCAATTTGTTGAGCGACTACCAGATTCAGCAATGGATCAAAGACTACATGGTGGCCAACTGTAAAATGATTGTGGGCGAAGCACGTGAAAAGTTTGGCACCATTGCAGGTCCGCAAGGTGGCGGCACCCTAAACGGCGCTGCCATGAAAGCAGAAGCACAGGCTCAAATGGATGCCAAAATCGAAGAACTCAAGAATTACGTAGATGCAAGTCAGCCATTGACCTGGGTAATCGGTTAAGCAACAATAGACTTTGTTTGATGTTTCTGTTATACTTGCAGTATGGCAGACTTAATGATTGATCTTGAAGGACTAGCAACTGGTCCAAACACCTGCATTCTAACCATTGCTGCACAGAGCTTTGACCCTTTTGGCACAGGCCATTATGAGCAGAGTTACTATGCTCGAATCACACTGGAAAGTCAGGAAACCCGTGACATTGACGATGGCACAATTGCCTGGTGGGCCACACAGCCCGATCATGCTCGTGAAGAAGCATTTGGTGAGCATGATCGTGTGCCCTTGGATCAAGCTCTAGACGAGCTAGGACGTCTGATTTGGCACTCCAACAGAATATGGGCTCAAGGTCCCACATACGACATGAACATTCTAGAGCATGCTTACAAGAGCTATCACAAACCCTTGCCGTGGAAATACTACATGGTCAGGGACAGTCGCACAGTGTTTAGCCTTTGGCCTGATCAGCCCATCCCTCCTACTAGCCATCATGCGCTGGAAGACTGCCGTAGACAAATAGGAATGCTACAGCGTACCCTAGATCACCTTAACGTAACTTCACTCAAATGAACATATATCTCGACATGGATGATGTGGTAGCCGACTGGCTAGCACATGCTCAAGACTTTTTGAAACTGCGGTGGGATCACAACAGCGGCGAGCGTGTTTCCCAAGAAGAATGGGATCAACTCAAAGCAGACACGCATTTTTATCGCAGTTTGCCCTTGAAATCAGGTGCTGTTGAACTGGTCAACTACTGCCGTGATCTCACACAAAAAACTGGCGGCCACTTGAGATTCTTGACAGCATTGCCACATGATTATAGTATGCCTTTTGCAGCCAGCGACAAAGTGTTTTGGGCGCAAGAACATTTTCGTGACATTCCTGTAACACTGGGCCCATTCAGTCATGACAAGTGGCGTCACTGCAAGCACCCAACTGACATCCTGATCGACGATCGGCACAGCAACTGCAATGAGTGGATTGCAGCAGGTGGACAAGCACATGTGTACCGTGATTGGCCCACATGTAAAACTTGGTTTGAGGACTCAATTTTATGAACAAATTACCTAAACTCATGATTATTGGCAATGCACGCCACGGCAAAGACACTGTGTGTGATATACTGCGTGAAGAATTTGGCTACAACTTTAGGTCCAGTTCAGACTTTTGTGCTGAAAAGTTTATCTATGCTGAACTAGCACCCAAGTACGGGTACACCACTTACGAGCAGTGTTTTGAAGATCGTCACAATCACAGAGCAGAGTGGTACGACATGATTCATGCTTACTGCCGGGACGACTATGCAAGACTGGGCAGGGAAATTTTTACTGAAAACGAAATCTACTGCGGCCTACGCAACAAAGCAGAATTTCATGCCATGAAGAATACCAATGTGTTTGATTATGCTATCTGGGTGGATCGTAGTGATCACTTGCCTGCAGAGGACAAATCCAGCATGAGCCTGGAAATTTGGATGGCCGATTATGTGATTGACAACAACGGTACACTATCAGATCTCAAGCGCAACACTCGTGAGCTGGTTAGCCGTCTGGTTGCAAATCACCAGGTCGCCATATCGAATCAGATTTTGATAAATCGACTTCGCAGTTACGACACACCGTTTTGAGATTT